AAGGTACACTTAATAAAGGTTCGGTCCATGGAATATCTTCTTTCCTCCTAGTCATATTTCCTCTTAAACGCGCTTGGATTTTAGTCGCTGCTTTTTTTTGTTTTTTCTTTTTCTCTTTTTGTAATAATCTTTCTTTTGCTCTTTGTGCTGATTCTTCTCTTTTTAATAACGATTGTTGTACATCATCATAATCTTTCAAAGTAATATTTGTTTTTTTAGTGGTACCTTTCTTTTTCTTGGATAACCGACTCCTTGTACTGCTTTGTTTTTTTGTTGAGTCTTTCTTTGACTTTTTAACACTTTTCTTTTTACTTTTCTTCGTTGTATAGCCAATACTTTTAGACTTCTTTGGCATATATTATATAATATAATATAATATAATATATTATAAATTGTGAATACATATTCACATTACAAAAGATTATTTTAAGGATTTATATTCTCTCTTGATACATGGACCCTTCTTTCTTTTCGTTTATCATAAAATGATAAACAACAAATAACACATTGTCCTAAAATGGCGACTATAAGACACGCTACACAAGAAGCAGTTAGAACTTTTAACGCAGTATCGCCCATTTTGTTTTAATTATTTATTGAATGTTTAATCAAATTTGGTTGGTGGATTTTGTTTGAATTATTTTCCTTTGCGTTTTGTTTTCTTTTTACGTTTTATTGTCTTTTTACGTTTTATTGTCTTTTTACGTTTTGATTTACGTTTTGATTTACGTTTTGATTTACGTTTTGATTTACGTTTTGTTTTCTTTTTACTGGTTTGTCCACCCCCCACTTCCACTTCCATGTCTGACATAGTGACTATATCCGTAATTAATATTTGAATGTTGAATAAAGTATTTATATGATCCCTTAATATTCCAAAATTATTCGAATAACGATTGAAATTTCCTTTAAAACGGTTTTGGGGTTCTAAATCTGTACGACATATTATATTTGATTTATTTTTATATCTGTCATTAACTTCAATACTTTGATGTATCTGACGCATATCTTCATCTGTATTTCCTACCGCCACACCCCCAATTGTATCATATTCCGTTAGTATCAATAATTTCATAATTAAACGTGTCATTTTATGATAATATCCTTCATATTCGGCGGTTCCACAGTTCATTTCTATAAAATGCCCCAATGTTGGTAAAGGTTCAGTCTCTAATGCACCATACGTAACGTCCCCACCAACCCATTCCGATAAATATGTTCCCGCACGACAATGGTCTATGTAATGGGAACCCGCTGCAATTGGTAAAATTATTTTATATAATCTAACTAATTTATTATTTCTACTATTTCTACTAAACCATGATTTTATATAACGGACACTCTCACCTTTACTCTTACCTTCCATATGGTCTATATGTGATATGTAACTTAATCCAATTAATTCGATTATTGCTGAGTCGCAATCCGGCCAGCTTTTTTTTGCAAATTCCATAAAAAACATCGAACTTGAAAAACTAACCATATTGTCTTTTGTACACTTCTCAAATAACCTAAAATCAGGATCTTCTGATAATTTAGGGAATATATTTTTGAATACTCCATTTTTTAAAAGAGGTACTCGTGGCCATGAACCCAATTCATCTTTCCTAAATAGAGACTTAAAATAAGGTGATATCATTATTAACTCAAGTTCAGATTTATTTAATTCAGCAACTATATTTTTAAAATAGTCCATCTTTGATAATAAACTTAACATATAAATACCGATGACAACAGAACGAAAATGATTTAATCCATTATGATTTGGTCTTTCGATACCATCTGCATTATGTTGATGGATCTCCTGGGGCCACCTCGTTGCACGTGTTTGTTCTGCACTACCATCTAAAAAAATAGAGTTACAAAAAATCTGTTCCGTATTGGGATCTGTACCTATCTTCCCCATTGCCTTCATCTGATTTATCTTTTGCAACTGTTCATTTGTGGGATAAGCAGGTGGGCGCATCGCTTCCTCTTTACACATGTAAGGTTGTTTAGAAATTTCTTCAAATAATATTTCACAAAAAGCCATTACATTTACATAGGTGGGGTTACCATCTCTTGTTACCATGTCCATCTTTTCCTCTACCTTTCTAATTCTTTTGAGTATATCATTAAAATAAAGTTTCTCTGTTCCGTCAAACAAACCATATTTTAATAAGTTGGGTTCCCAATTCTTTCTAATATTGTCTATTCTTTTAAGGTATCTATGAATAAAAGATGGAGGACGTTGAGTATTTCTTGGTAAAGCACTTGAATGAATAATATTACATTTAATATTTACCATATTATTGCTAAGAAAACCATTATGAAATGACATATCAAATAATTGTTCACCGTGCGTTTGCTGAACCCTTTGATGCCATATTTTATTATCTTGTAATTGTATTAAATTCTCTCCGGTCAATGTTCTTCTTATATCTAATCGTAGTCTTCCTTGTTCAAGATCAATTTTAGAAATAATCGGCCAATGCCTAATATTTTTTTGATAATGTTTTTCTTTGTATTCGTATATATGACCAGTAGCAAGTATTTCATTCACAGAACCGATACTATATTTACCAATATATAATACACGGGTTCCTCTCTTAAATTCAACAGACATAATATTTCGAATATAGTCATCACGACAATAATAAGCTTGTGATAATACATCTGTCTTAAAGATATGGTTAGAATCTATGTAACCTTTTAAAGATAATGTAAATGATTTTAATTCTTTCGGACTATCATGAATATGCTCCGCCCACTGTCCATCTGTCACCCTAAATAAATTAATGTCAACTGGTAATTCAGGTGCTTCCGATATAATTTTATATAATGGAGCCATAATATAATGTTGGAAAGTCCCTTCAGGGCCCCACTCCCCGCCCTGACTGGCACGCACCCTAATTTCATTTAACATTCGAACACAATCTTGTATTTCTCTCTCCCCTTGCCTCAAATTTAAAATACTTTGATTTAGTCTATTAACATATTCAATTTGTTTTAAATGAGTTTCTAATTGAACTATTATTGTGTCCATATGATTGTATGGGATGCCGTTTCGGTCTCGTCCGACGACCCCTTCGCGGATAGGTTCATTAATGTTATTATCCGTTGTAAGTAATACTAACAACCTTTGATTGAGTGGCAAATTTTCCATGTATTGTTCTTGACTCTCTATCCATCGAAGAATTTGGAGTTTCTTACTATCATGGTTAAATAATAAATGGTTGGGATCTGAATGAAAGGCAATATTCTCAAATTTAAAATCATCTGGTACTTGCATTTATATATAAATTCAATATTAAAATAAAATTCATTTATTAATATTCTTTGTATAAATTTGATTTTTTATATTTTTTTTTTTTTTAAAATGCCTACCTATTACACTCAATCTGGTCAAAAAATTAGAAACTCTAAAGCATATGCAAGCACAGGTGCTCCTATGTATACAACAAAATATACAGAATCAAAAAATATTAATGCCCCAACCGCGATATATAAAATGAACCTTAAAGGTGGTAAGAAATATATTGGTAAAACAACCGATTTTGATCGTAGAATGGATCAACATTTTTCAGGGAATGGAGCAAAGGTAACGAAGAAGTTTAAACCAATTGATGCGAAGGTTGTGGATGAAGTTCATGGATTCTTTTCTGATGATGTAGAACAAGAATATACGGAAAAATACATTGATAAACATGGATATGAGAATGTAAGAGGGGGATATTATACAAATTCAAAAACATTAAAAAAAAGTTCACCAAAGAAGAAAACCGTTACATGTTACAAGTGTGGAAGACAAGGACACTATGCGACCCAGTGTTATGCAAAAACAACTACAGATGGTTATTCATTAGATAGTGATTCTAGTGATGATGATTTTAGTGATTATTATTGAGGTCTGCTCCAATTATATCATTACCTAGGGGGTCCACGCAGGCCTAAATAATTCAGTGATAGGGGAGAAGCACTCTTTTTCTAAAGCATTCTTGAGCACTAGTTTTTTGTTTTCCCCCAGTTCATTGAACTCTTCTTTATCTTGTTTTTTGTTTTCTCCCTGATGGGCGCCCTCCATTTGCTTTTTTAAAAGCCTCATGCTTTCCATTTTAAGTCCTTCATACGACACTTCTTCATCCTCCTCTTCTTCATCCTCCTCTTCTTCATCTGTAGATTCTTCTTTTTTATTCAAATACTTTTCAAGATAAACCATATTATCAATCGTTTTATGAATACTATCAATACTCCCAAATAGGTTATCAAATGTACTGATAACTTCTTCTTCCTCCATAAGAGTAGAATATTCATATTCCTCAACCATTTCAACTTGGATGGAATAGATTAGTTCCTTCCTTGTGATTGGTTCACTAATACCATTTTTTAATTTTTTGAATATCTCTACCTGGTCCCCTTTTAGAGTAAATTCATATGTATCTTTTAACATATCAATGAAGAACATTGATTTGTGTAAGTCAAGATTAAGGCAGTAATCATTTAGATCCACGTTTTTAAAATCCATTTCTATTCTAGTTTGTTTATTAGATCCTTTGAAAATATCAATCAAATTTGAGTAAATAAACTTTGAAAGAAAAAAAATAAATAATGAACTTTTACGAATTTCAAAGGTATTGGAGAATCAAACGAAGATATATCGGATTTATTTTACTTCTATTTCTAATTTATATGACACATGTTCTATTATGTAAAGTAGGTTATTAATTAGATTCTTTTAGTTCTTTATAATGATTGACTCTATTACTCATTTTTATTTTAAATTCTGTTATAAAATCAATATATGAAATATCTGTGGAAAAGGGGTCTTTAATCTCAATATCAAAGGATATTGCTGTATTATATAATATTTGTAACATTTCGTCATTTTGATATTCAGAAAAATTCAACATATCAACAATTTCTTCTTTTGTATGATTAAGGATACTCATTTTGTTAATTGATTAATCTTTTTTGTTTAAATAAATATCACTGCATCCATGAACCAGGTTGTGGAGCACTTGGTTCTGATAATATTTCCGTTGCTATAATAACTTCTCCAGCATGAACTGTTGAACCACCGGTTGATTTTATATGGTTGAGTCTCTGAATGATCTGCATTATACGTGTTGGAAATGGAGATTCAGTCGGTTCCGTAATTTCAAGTATTTCTGAAATAGATGATGAAATCTCCAATAGTTCTTTTAGTATTGTTTCAACAGATCCTTTGACTGATATTTTATTTTCTTTTTCAAATAGTTTCATACTTTTTTGCTTATGGATATTAATTTGATCCTTTAACTTTTGTTCATTTTCTTTTAATCTTTTTTCTTGAAGGACTAATTTATCTTCTAAACTTTTTAAATGTTCCTTTTGATTAACTATCTCTGTCTCTTTCTTTTGTAATTCAGTTGTCATTTTTTGTATTTCTCTTTTATCTATTTCAATCTTATATGCGATTTCCATTTTCGGGTTTTTATGATATTCTTTAATCATTTTTTCTGAGTCTTCTCTTCTAAATGAAAGTCCACTTCCATTCGGCCAGTTCCAGAAATCAATTGAATTATAATAATTGATAAATTCCTGTGTTAAAGGGAATAACCCTTCTCGTCCGCCACTGTACGAAGGAGAAGACAACTGACACCCTCTACCATTATCAGTAATCATAAATTCTCGCCCATAATTAGAGATATAATATACTGGAGGATTACAACTTGACATTTGACTAAATATTGGAAGAGGTTTTCCAGATGAACAAATTAAAATATATTCTCCATCCAATACATCCTCCCATCCTTCTCCGGAACCACCGGGAACTGTTGTTTTTATACTTCTTTCTCTAAACTTTTCTTCCATATGATGCTGTCCATAATTCGGGGGAGAACCTCTACTATCACGGCGATCACGGTTACGATAGCCTTGTGGATCTGCAATACAACGTGGACATGAACCACAACAACGGAAAATATTATGAATCAACTTTCCAGGTTTCGGAAATATATCTTCAGAAAATGTCATTTTTATAATCTACTATTTTTCAAATAATAATATCAAATTTGTAGATTTACAGGTCAAAAATTACAAACTCTGAAGCATATGCAATGATGGGTGCTCCTATGTATACAACAAAATATACAGAATAAAAAGGGATTCTTAAAGCAACCAAGAGAAAGCCTCCCATAATGTAATACAGTAAATAATTGAATAGTGGATTTTCTCGCTCTATATCATCACTACTAACCACAATTTCATTTACTTCCATAGGGTCTCTCGGGTGAACCGAACGCGCCGACCGCGTCCTGGCCGGGAAGGGGGCGGGTTGGCGAACGTTAAACGTCATCTCACGCCCGGGAGCGATAGCGGCCGGGGCGGAGCGGGCCGCCCTACGCCCGCGTTTTAGGGGACCCGTGTCCGACAGCCTCTCTTGAGGGGCAATTGACTTTTCGCCTATTGATGGAATATCACTTTTTTTTAGGTTACCTTTAGATTCATTTGTTTCATCTCCACAAATTTTCTTTATTAAATTATTTCCTATCTTGTAAACAATTGCTTCAAATAAGAAAGCAATTATTGTATTGTATAATATTTCTAACATTCCATCATTTTGACATTCATTTACGTTTAATGTATCAACAATTTCTTCTTTTGTACAATTAATGATACTAACCTTCATTTAATTGATTAATTTTCTTTGTTTAAATCAAATTTGATTTAAATAAAAACAATAAAAGTATACAATAAGACATGCCACGCGTTGAAGAAGACGATAACCTTGAATCTGGTCAAAGATATGGTTTAATGGAAGATG